TTCTTCTGCCGCATGCCTTGCACATCCATTGAGGTTTTTTGCTATTTGCTCTGTATATATAGCCAAACTTTCGTATGCTCCTACTGCCACAATGAGGGCAACCTATAATATTACCGTCGGAATCTTGGACTAAACCATCACTCATACGTGCTTACAAGTTCTTTAAAGTGCTTTATTGTTCCAGCACCTTTATGAGTATTGTAATGTGTCTTCCATAACTTTGCTTGACCATCTAAAGTTTTTGGCATAGGCTTTGGTACTCTCCAATAATGTAATCTACAGCAAACAATGCTAGCTTTAATGTTAGTAGTTAGAATATCTTGCCATACATCTTCTTCAGGATTAATAAAATAATCCTTATCAAGATTGCAAACTTTTGCACATTTCTCAAGCAATTTAGTTCTATATTGTAAATAATCATTGCACAAAGAAACTGCTGTAAATGGTTCGCATTGGAAAAAGCCTCTAGCTATATTTTTTCCACCTTTTTGCATGAGATATTTATATTTTGACTCAACTATACCAGTTCTATAAACCATCATCATAGCATCGTGACTAGCATATTTTGGGCCCATTTCTTCTAATGTTGACTTTATAATATATTTCATTTGCAAAGAATCAATCATTACTTACCCCAAGACTCTCTTGCTTTTGCTTTTGATTTTTTTGATAATTGACCGTAATGAAAAAGTTTTTGAGAAGTTTTACCATGAGTTTTACCGCTATGTAAATCTCCATTAGGCATTTTATGAGACATACCCTTATGAACTTTTCCATCCTTAAAATAATGTTTTACACCTTTAGCCATTATTTACCTAGCTTTGCGCCACTTATTATCATTGCAAGTAACTTCTGAATTAAATCAGCTACATCTCGGAAGATAGGAGCTTCTTTTTCGTCTTTTACAAAAGGAATATTTATAGCTTTATCCATTCCTTCTGCTATCATTTTTTCAAATTCATCACTTTTTATGTATTCTAAAAACGTTTCTTTTAGGCCATCTGCTTGTTGTTCAGCTAGCTCTGTTGCCTTGGCAACCATCATTGCTTTTATGTTCATTTTATTCCTTTATCTTTTTTATTTTGTGGGTTAAATAAACAATGCTCATTACAGCTACGATACATTGTAAAAATAAATTTATTTCGGCAAGATAAACACCATAATTAGTAAAACTAACAGCAGATACTTTTAAACTATCCATTAATGCCTACCATTTATTCTGCTTAAAGAACCTTTTACTTCAGATATTTGATTATCTAAATCATTTATTTCTTTTGTTAGGGCATCAAACTTCCTGTCAAGTTTATCATCTGATTGATTCCACCTAGCAATTAGTTTTATAATCATGCCTTCCATATTTTCTAATGTTTCCGATTGGCCTTTGTTTTCTATTTTTAAACTTTCTAAAGTTTCCTGTTGTTTAGCAGATTTATTAGATAACGAAACAACTAAATATACAAACATAGCACCAACTACGCCAATCATACCTGCTTCGCCATAAACTGCCATAAAATCCATTAGAACACCCTAAACGGTAATAAATTCCAAATATACATAGAAATAAAAGAAAATATGCCACCTAGCAAAGTTGCAATAACATCTTTATTAGACCATGCTTTGTGGTCAATATAATCATATAATTCTTTACCAAAAGCTAAAAATGCTAGCACCAACCAAGATTCTGTAATTGCAAAGCTAGCAGAGCCTGCCATAAAATGCATAAATTTATCAGCTCCAAATTGTAGAAAAAAATCGTTTACTTTGCTCATTTCTTTTTACCTTTTTTACCCCAGCTTAACGGATTAATATTTAATTCTGTTTCATAAAAAGCAACTTTTTGTTCTAGTTGTTTTCTTTGCGTTTTTTCTTCGATAATGTGTTTGTTAAGTAGATTTTCAATCTGATTATCCGCAGTTGCCACCTTATCTTCCAATGCCTTAATCCTACTTTCAATCTGTAAATAACCATATACCAAACCTGCAACCAAGAAAAGACCCTGAGCCAGCCATTTAAGATTAATACTAACAATGGCGTTATCGTCAAGAATAGTAGTGCGATAACTTCTGGCGGTATTCGGTTTTCCACTCATTTAATCCTTACTGTTTCCCATTGAAAATGCAATACACAGTAATTTTCGCCATTTAATACCTTTTCTTTGTACCAATGTTCAAGACCTCTTGTGTCTTTTATTTCTACATAAACTGTGTTTTCTACGTTTTGCATCTGATAACAATTTATGTGTGTCATACACAGCAGGGATATTATAACTCGTGCTAACAACCTTAAAATCTCCATTTTTTAATTTAACAATATTATGATTCATAATGTTTTTATTACACAATTTTCTAGCTTATGTTTGCCTACAATCATTCTACCAGCACCGCCACCATGACTTGATTCACATTCATCTACGTAAGCTTGCTCAATCGTTGCCCAACTGTCACTTCTTTGTATAACCTCTCCGTCTTTTACTAAGAAGTATTTATACCTAGAAGGATAAGTCAGGGTCTCTACCGTACCA